TAGTTAGATATGTAGGAACATGGGGAGGATGTAGGACTGAGAAGACATTAGATGGGAAATTATTTTATTCGTCCGAAGAATGTTTTAAAAAGGGCGAGAGCATTCCTAAGACAAGACTATCAATATATGATGTTTTTGAGTCATTATATGGGTTCATTCCAATAGGTGATGTGTGGAAATACAAAAACGGAAGAGCTGTCAAGGATAAGTTGGAATATTTTGATGTTGAAATAGATGATAAAGGAAAAATTTATTGTAAGGAAACATATTACAGAACACGTGAAGATGTGTATAAATTCAATGACTTAACTGTAGTTGACAGGAATGGAGACATAAGGTTAGTGGAATCATCAAAAAGTAGATTAATGCTTAGTAATGATCAATTGGATGTCGTGGAGAGAATGAAAGGCATCATTGATGACATGGTTAGGTTAAAGATGATTATGTATATTGATCAAGACTATAATCTTTGTTTTCTGCCGGGAGATAAAATAGAAGATTTGACAATGGATGAAACAGATGGATTTGTGGATACCACCGGTATAGTGACATCTATAAAATCTAAGGATGTAGTGGAGTTTTATGTAGAAAACCCATTCGTAAAGATAAAGGATGAGTAATATCTGAATCTGGATTGTGGTGGTTCGTGAGAATAGCCACAATCATATCTCTAAACGTGAACACAAGGAGGTACGTATGTCATTCGATTGACATTAGGGATCTAGTTATATTAAAAGAGGAGGGATTATGAAAAAGATTGTATTAAAACCGTATGAGTTTGATGAGCTGTCAAAAGACTCACAAGAAAGGATCATAGAGCGTGAGCACTGGAATGTAATGGAGCAATGTATGGATGCTTATAGTACAGACTATCAAGAGTCGATGAAAGCCTTTGAGGATATGACAGATACTAGGGTTTATAATTGGGAAGTTGGATACGAGAGATATGATTTTAGTTATGAGTTTAAATATAATGATCCTATTTATGAACATCCTACAGATTATAATCGTGATATATTCCCTAAGAATCTATGCGGTAAATTATTGTTCAGGTATATCAATAACAACATTATGCCACATATCACGAAAGGTAAATATTATTCTATAGGCAAATATATAGATGGGAAATATAATTACAAGTGCAGACGCAGTCGGGTAATATTGGGATATGAAGACAATTGTCCATTAACAGGGATTTCCGGAAAACAAGAACAAGACATTTATTCTCGGAACACGAAAGACAGGATGTGATTTGTTGATACTGGGAGGCCCTAATTGTGATGAAAGTTATTTGGATGGGGTTTTTGGGTGTCTTGGTAATGAGAAATTCTATGTTTGCCAGCCAATATCTCTTTATGAGACAACACGAAATATCCAAGAAAGACCTGCCTTGTACGCTTTTAAAATAGCGACCGAGTATTTCAGGGCGCATGGAATGGTTCCCGTATTTGAAAATTCACATTGTAAATTGATGAGATTATGAATATAGAGGTAATAAGATACAGGCTCCCGGTTTATTGGGTTGGAGCCTTGATAGATGATGATTGGACGGGGTTATCTGACGAGGAAGCGCAAGAAGTTGATGACTTTGTAAAACATGCAAATGATTTTCGTGTGTGGATTGATTATGCGGGCGATTACAGATTTTCAAAATAAATATTAGATATGAAAAGAATAGTAACAGTACAGGATTTAATTAACGAATTAATGCTTGTCGTGAACAAGAAGGCAGAAATAAATGTGACGGTAGCCGGTGATGGTTACGAGACAGAGTACACACCATGTTTATATGATTTTTCGATCATTGATTTTACTGATGTCCATCCTGATGATGGGGAGGCGGAAGATAGGGTTGTTTTACAAATGTATCGTTAATAAGGCAAAAGATGAAAACAGTAAAATTATCTGATTTTTATCCTTATGACAAGGATAAAGGAGGGATACAAGAGTTACCCCATAAGTTTAAATATCAAATACTTAATTATTGGGGAGGAGATACCGGAATCCTGATAGGGATCACCATGGTATATGAAAGACATTTGTGGAACGAGGAGGTTAAAGTAATATGATTATGGACGATAATAGGATAATGGAAGCGGCTAAATTGATAGCCAACTCCTCAGCAGCCTTAATACAGGCTATAGGGATGATGAGTGAGAATATAGAGAGGGCTAACAGAGGGGAATCTCTGGCTTATACCGAAGATTCTTTTATGAAACTGATTCAAGATAATGGGATAACATATAACGATGTAATACAAAGGGGGTGGAGTTTATGAAGGACATAGAAAGAGTAAATGCATTAAATAAAATGCTATTAAATGCGAACGTAGTAGCTTATGGGACTATGGTTGATTTGATCAAGAAAACAGGAAGGCTTAATCTTGATCTGAATGATATGAAAGATGAACGTGATTTCCCGGCAGAGATAAGGATCTTCACTGATAATGGATTGGTTTGTTTATCAATAACATCTATATACTTATCAGGAGAGGATAATTTGATGGTTGATGGGTATGATGACGATAATGAGAAAGTTAAGGGAGTGAATGTTTATTATGACCAGATAAGTGAGATAGTATATCTGGCTAAAATTATATTAGAAGAAATGGAGGGAAAAGATCATGAGGGAAGCAATTAAAACAGATATGGAATATAAGGAGATATTAGAGAAATCATTATCAGCTATCCAATATCTAAGGATACATGGATTCTCAACGTATATGGAATCGGAGGGGATTGTAAATAGGATAATGATATTTAAGGATAAGAATGAAATGAGAGATCAAAAGCTCAAATGCCAATGAGCCAATAGAAATCGTAATAATAAAAAGCCATGAGTAAAGAATATAAAGCGATAAAGAATTATATCCATAATGAGCTTGGGCTTACCAAGGAAGATATAATCAATGTAATTAGATCTGATATAAGACAACATGTTGAGAGGTGTATGCGTAATACTTATGGGGATGATAATAATTTAGAGCGGTGGATTAAGGTTATGGTGGAGAATAAGCTTGAACAAAGAGATTTTAACGTCATTCCAAGGATGGTAGAAAAGGTATTACGAGATAAGATGTTAGATAATATAGAAATTATCGTAAGAAATAAGGACTTAAATGATTGAGAATATGAAAAATGAAAATATTTTAGATAAAATAAAAACGGAGGGCATGAACCAAGGGATATGGCTGGCGGTTCAGGAGCTAGCCCACGACGGGCGATGGACGCAAGCCGCGGAGGAGCTGGTGTCTTCTTGTGGATTGACCGAGGATGAATGCAGGGAGCTACAAGAGGAAAGTGGATCATTCAATGATGAGATGATTGAGTTTATTGACAGAATATTTGGGCATAAGGATATGATAAGTAAAAACGATGCTATACTTTCAAAAGAGGATCTGTTTGAGTATGCGGAGGAGATGAGGAGATGTCTTGATAAGATATTTGATTCGGCGATTGATGAAAGGCTTAAATAATTCAACACAAAATCATATAAGATGATAACTTCTATAAGGATAGACGACAACAAGAAGACTCCATTTAAATATATCCCAAAGATAAAAGCGTTCAAAAATGGCTCTGAGTTTATATTCAAGCCTGGCGTGAATGTGATTGTAGGCAAGAACGGGAGCGGGAAATCAACCCTCCTGAATATGATATCGAAGTACATGTTGCGCGAGAAAAAGATGTGTTCTGAATTACCGTCAGAAGCATTGTATTTCCAGGATATATTTGATGATGACAAGGTGCTTGACGGGATCAGTATTAAGTCGGATTATATTGGGAAAGTCTTCCATCTCCTACAGCAAACTGAAATGAGAAATGATGATATATTGAATAATATCAATAATTTAAGTTTGTATATGAATGGGGCATCTAGGTCCTCTGGGGAGAAGAACCTTCATGCCATGAACTCGCTTTTTGATTTTGTGTTTAACCAAGATGAGTATGCGTTTCCGATACAGAAGCTTATGGAATTTAAGAAAAAGTCAAATGAGTTCTGGGCAAACAGGATCGACAATCTTTTAAAATACTACAAAGACAATCATGTGGTATTAATGGAGAAGGATTTTGAGTATACAATCCTTATGGATGAGCCGGACAGGAATTTAGATGTTGACAATATCATGGATCTGTACAATGTATTGTCATTTCATAAACCGCAAACACAAATTATAGCCGTAATTCATAACCCGGCTTTGATTTACAAGTTGAACAAGCTGGATTGCGTGAACTTTATTGAGATGACAAGAGGGTATTTGAATAAAGTCGTTGATTTCATGAATAAATAAAGGTGATTATATAAAGGATTTATAATTTATTAAAAGATAATGATATGAAAATACAAGTAGAATTAGATTTAGAAGACGTGTTTAATGACGCTATGTATACTTAAGGATAGGTTCAAGAACGAGTTGATGAAGGAGATATCAAATCCGATATCAGAGAAGCTTGAGGATATAGCGAGGGAATCAATGAGTGATCTGATCGAAAACGCTAGCGAGAAGAAATACAGATTTAGGGTTGATTATATGGAAGAGGAGCTGACAGTAGATGAGCTTATAAGAAGCAGGATCAAAAAGATCGTGGATGACAATGTTGGTACAATGATAAGTTCAAGAGCCAAATCTTTTGTCGATGAGTTAAGGAAGAGATATGATATGGCGTTCGCTACCTTTATCGTGGATAACATGAGAAAGCAAAATATGTTGAAGGAAGATAAGATAGCTGAGCTGTTAAAGGATAATCCAAATGAGAATTAGGGAAGATGCCAAAGGAAGGCGGCGATCGATGCTCATGACGCCGCCCGTACCGAAAAAGGTCGAGGTATTATCCCCGGCATGGTATAGGGCGGCGGTGGAGTTTCAAGGTATGCCGGAGCGGGAGCGGCTAGCCTTTTGTTCGTGGTGTTGTTGTCATGGAGAGTGTAATTTGTGTATGGATATAAGCAAATACAATATAAAAGGGCTTAAGATATATGGAGGATAATAATATGGAGATGGAGAAACTTAAAAATATAAGTATATGGGAAAGATAATAGGAGCGAAAGTAAGAACTCTTTGTCCTTTGAAAAGCAAAGGAGGTACAGTCATAGAAAAAGGGGAGATATGTACTATAACAAAAAGTTATAAAGGATATGGTATTCGTACCGATGATTATCGGGAGATAACCAGAGTGGATAAATGCTGCGTCGAGTTTATCAAGGGGCAAAATATAGTTGATGAAACAAAAGAAACATATTAACCATTAATAATGTTTATTTAATTTAATTTAAAAACAAAATGTCTACTTTTGTAGACGCATAAAAAATTACACATATGAAAAAGAGTAAATTTATAAAGGAGTTAGAGAAGATCATCGATATGGTTAAGACCGAGGATGATAGTTTAGAGTATGGTGGTAAAGTTATTTTCTATAAAGAAAGTGATGATAATTATGAAATCACGGTAAAGAACATTGAGATGGATCTTACGGTAGAAGCCAATACTATGGCTAATATGGATGATAGGACTTTTGACTGCCTTATGAGTGAGGTTTATAAATAAAAGTTTACAAAGACTATAACGATGTCGGAGGATGAGGATGATGAAGACAATTGATAAGATGACCGATCAGGAGATATATAATCTTACTGACGAACAGGTAGAGAAATTGATCGTAACAAGATGTGTGGAGGAAGGCGTAAGGTTCATAGATGAGCCTCCAATCATGAAGACATATGACTATAAGCCTATTTCTCCATCACATTTCTTCTACTATTTAGAAGGTTTGAGTATAGCCGTTCTTGATCAGAATGATGCTATTAAGATAGCTAAGTTTTTAAGTGAATTTGATCTATATAGGACTAGCTATGATTTCGTTGTATCCAATGAGGAACTATGCGGTAAGTTAGATATAATCAATATCAAACATATTCCGATGTTTGACACGAAAGATAAGGAAACCTACAAGTCTATCAAGGATAAGAACGGTGAGATCGAGAATGAATATAAAGATCAGGTAGATAAATATAAGGAGAACACAAAAAAGATGTGTGAAATCCGTGCCAAGATATGGTCAAAAGTAATTGATGTAAGGCGCAAGATCGATCATATGAACCATCTTAAAGTTATTTTCGTAAAGGAATATCTCCCGTTGGTGGATCACGACACGGACAAGGCTATGATATTTTTCAAGAAGGCTTATGATGTGGATGATGATACGGAGAGATATATTCGTGAAGGAATAAAAGATTATCCTTTGTTTAATAATAATATAGATTAAAATGCACAATTGGTTTAAATGTACGGTTTCTTACGAGACCGATGCCGAGAACGGCATGAAGAAGGTAAAGGAAGAGTATTTAGTAGATGCCTTTTCTTATACCGAATGTGAGGCTAGAATCATAGAGGAAATGAGACCATTCATCTCCGGTGAGTTTAGCGTTGATATCAAACGATTCAGGATAGCGGAATTGTTTGCCATGGATGGAGACCGGTTCTATAAGGTCACGGCTGATTATATTACGATAGACGAGAAATCGGGTAATGAGAAACGCAAGGCGTTTAACTACATCGTTCGGGCCAATGACCTTGATCATGCCAAGAAGAACTTCGAGGAGGGCATGAAAGGGACTATATCAGACTTCGTGGTAACCTGTATTAAGGAGGAGAAGAAGTTGATGGATTTCTATGAGTTTGACGGTAAGATCAGGAACCCGGAGAAGCATGAGGATAGTAAGCAACAAGGCTAGCTACGAAACCATGTCATCCGTCGCCGAGAAGTTGATGGAGATAAGTAAGATGGAGGGTACGATTTATCGTATCCTCACATTATCTAATAAGACTTATCTGGCTTCCAAGTTAGGGTATAGTAGGTCCGGATTCTATAAAAAAATACAGAACAGGAATTTTAATATCCGAGAGCTGGCTCAGATATTCGATACGATCATCAACTTCAAAGATCAAGATTGGACTGAGGGTAAGATTAATAGGCTTAAAAGATATAGGGCTATGAGCCTTATGGAGTTCAACAAAAGTTATAAAAAGAAAAAGGCGTAAACTACCCGTAAACTAAAGATTTATGGGCTTTAGACGTAGAAATATCATCATGTATAGAACACGACAACAATTCCCATCTTTCATGGGTGTTTACATACCCCCATGTAGCAATATTTCTAGCAGCGTTAATGTCCGCATCTGCGACCTTGCTGATAGCGCGTACGACAAGCTGAGAGGAAAGGCGATACGTTTCCTTTATTGGATAGTAAACCTCCTTATGCAGACCAAATTGCTTAAATACACGTCGCTCCCACGCTATTTGAGAAATAGCGTTGCAAGCCTTATTGAAAACACTAAATGTATCTTTCAACATTTCGACTTGCTTGCATGTTGGAAGCAGCTTTATTTGCAATGTCAATTTCATACAGCAAATATACTAAAAATATCTAATTGTCAAATATTTGAAATAAATTTATTAATCAAAGAAGGGATAGTGGTTCAATCCCTCCCACGAGATAAAGACTTGCGGGTTTCCTTGAACCTGTTTTATGAAGGGTAGGATGTTGCCGTGTGAGAGATGCGGGAGGATGGTAGCCATAAGGAGCAAGGGGTTATGTCCAGCATGCAGAGCCAAGGAACTACCGCCAAAGGGGATGACGGCGATACGGGTGAAGGCCAAGCCGAAGGGGAAGATCCTAGCTGTTTTCTTTGGCGCCCATGTGGCTAGATTGAGTATGACAAGGAGATCTGCTACCGGCGCATATATACCATGTCCTGGGGTAAGAAACATATGCCACTTATACCCTAAACGGAAATATAAATCGGTCGCCGAGGATAACGATAACATTATTTACTTGACGGCTGATGAGCATACAAGATTCGATTATCTATTAGATACGATGGATTTCAGCCGGCTCTTGGATGAGTTTGGTAACGTATGGCTGTTGGCAGCCAGAAGGATGAGGGATCTCGCACCTAGAGTCGAGGAGGATGGTAAATTAAAAACCAGATTATTATTATGGATAGAAGAAAACAAAAATTACTTCTAGCTCTTGGATACGAGGCTATAAGTGATACGATATATAAGAAAGGAATGGATATGGAAGTCATAAGCGATCAAGAATCGTTTGATGATATGAGAGTCCGTTTATCCAAAAAACATCGTGTGGTTATCACGGATGATGGCATTGTAATAGAGTTTGTTCATAATAAGCCAATGGACGAGAATGCGCCATCATATTATTGGCGATCATCATTACCAATATTAAGATCATATCATACAGATCCTAAATTTACCGCTTTCTTTGGCATATTAGACGTTTTGTCAACGATCCCAAAGAAAGATATGGTTGAGGAGGAAAAGCCTGTTGAAGAGCCTAAAAACGAGCCTAATGAGGAGATGGAGGTTGAGTATGATCTGGAGACAGAGCAACAGTATTATGCCGCCGAATGGATAAAGGATATCCCGACACCTGTGTTATATAGAATGACTGTCGCCGGCAAACGCGTGTATTATGAGATGGATGTTGATGGGTATCCTATCATATACGATGGAGCCACTAACAATATCGCCAATGGGTATTGTGATACGTCCGGAGCCTTGGAGAAATGGAAGAATGAGATGAGACTCAAGGGCAAGGACCCTGATGATTACGCTAACTATAGGGCTGACTTAGGTACTATCATGCATTATCTATTTGGGTTGTATCTGACCGGGGTTAACATAAAGCTGATCCCGACATGGATCAGGAAGGTGGTCAAGGAAGCCAAGCTAAGAATAGACAAGTATAGGATGGAGCGGATATTAGTAGATAACATTGATGAGCTAATAGAGGATCTAATATCATTTGCCATATTCTGCAAGGAAAGACATGTAAAACCTGTATTGATCGAGAAGATGTTGAGGTCAAGCAGGTTAAAGGTAGCTTCTTCGGTGGACGCCGTGGTGGAGATGGATAGCGAGCCGGAGACAGTGGAGATAGAGGTCGAGACAGGAGAGTTCTATAAGACGGGAGCCAAGAAAGGTCAGCCTAAGACGGAGAAAAAGAAGATAAAGAGATGCAGGAGGATATTCGCTATATTGGACTTCAAATCAAACAGGAAGGGCAATTTCTATGACGAGTACGCTTTCCAGCTTGAGCTATATAGAAGAATGATACTGGAGAACTACGGAAAGATATTGGAGATAGAGGAGATATATAACTTCGCTCCGGGTGATCCTACCGCAAAGACCAGCCAATATAAGTTGAAGAGACAGACTGACAACCCTATATTGAATATGGCTACCGTAGTATATCTTCAAGGAAAGTATAAGTTCGAGAAAACTAATTATACGGTTACATCAAGAGTCGGATCCTTGGACATAGAAGGCGAGTTTGACGTTAATAAGTTAATAAGAAAAGAACCACTGAGGGACTATATATATAGAGTCATGAATGAGAGGAGAGGATGATGGGATTTAGGGAGTTCAATAAGAGCGTTCATCGGTATGAGCTGGATCATAGCAAACCAAGGAGGAAGCTGACGTGCCCGCAATGCGGCAAGGATAAGTGTTTTACGCCGTACGTGGACGTAACCACCGGTCAGATCGTTGGAGAGCAGTTTGGGGTGTGTGATCATAAAAATAAATGTGGTTACTTTAAATATCCAACAGGGAGCGAACTTGGGAACAATGATCTTTTTACCGATTCAAACAAAGTATTAGGGAGGTACAGACCTCCTATGGATCCGGATATAGCCAACTGCATTCCGGTAAGCAAGATGTTTGAGACGCTTAATCCTTTCGAGACATCCGATCTTCAGGATTATCTATCCAATATCTTCGGATCATATCATACCAATAGGGCATTTAGCTTGTATAAGGTGGGGATGATGAGATTCGGGGACTGGGGTAAGTGCTGTGTGTTCTGGCAACTGGATAAGAATTGGGTAGTGCGGACCGGAAAGATAATGGACTACGGGCCTGACGGGAAGAGGGTAAAGGTTCCCATGGATCACGTATGTTGGGTGCATATACTGGACGGTCAGGATTACCTGCTTAGGCAATGCCTGTTCGGGGAGTTTCTTATCAACTTCTATCCCAATGACGCTCCGGTGTATATAGTAGAGTCAGAGAAGACGGCTGTTATCTGCAATATTGTGTACCCTAGTAGGTTGTTTATGGCCTGTGGCGGTATCCATATGTTGAAGAGGGAGATGATAGAGACATTGGGTAGGAGGCGGATAGTCCTGTACCCGGATAAGGGCGACGCTTTCAACGAATGGAGAAAGAAGGTAGACAAGGATATGAGGGGGATGAATATAGAGATAAGTAATTTTCTAGAATCAAAACCCAATATAAATGAGGGAATGGATATAGCGGATTATTTTATTATTAAACAAATTTACAATGGCAAAGGTAGTTAACAATTACAAGAAATTCAAGGTGCTTGAAATAACAAGACAGGAGATGATGGATAAGCTCACCAGATATGGGTGCTTAGGTATTTGCGATATGTGTAACAGACCTACGTACGTGGGCTATTACGTGGCGGTAATCAATCAATGGATGTGCGAGGACTGTTATAATGATTTCATCAAATCGGTTGACAGGTATGAGAAGGATATGAGAATAGAGAACAGAAATTTTGATAGATTCTGCAATCTATTTAATGTTGAGATAGAAGAAAAGGTATGAAAGAACTGTCTTTAGCCCAGAAAGCTATGTTAAACGGATCCGTATGCCCGTATTGCAAGAACCCATCCACTATGATAAATACGGTGGAGGGGAAGCAAGTTGGGTGCGAGAAGTGTGGGGCTTGGATGAGATCCGATTCTACGGGTAAACCTGTAGGTAGGTTAGCCAAGCCGGATCTCCTTAGGTCTATGGATATGGTAATGACCGAGATCAATGTATTCTTAATAAAAACAGGACAGGATAGACATGATCTTTACAAAGAACTATCCGGTGAGCTTATGATACCGGAGGAGCATATATCCCCTTACAAGATGTCTTTGCCATCATTACTTAAAATCATGAGACATATCAAGGCATATAGTGATAATCGGATACAGATATATGATGGAGGGAGGGGGAATAACTGCCCTAGGCATAAGGCGATAGCGATAGGCGGTAGCGCATGCCACGGATGTCAGGAGCATCTATTCCATGTAGTGGATAAGGTAACTGACTTGGTGGTGTGTGACGCTGACATGAGTTACGGTGATTACAAAAAACAATTATTAATAAAAATTGACAGAGCATGAAAGTAATTTTCATTCACAAACAGACAGGGTTTTATGTAGGAGGATCAGTGTTTAACAAGACATGTGGTTTTTACAAATGCAGAGATAAGATGATAGAAAAAGGCATAAGCGAGGATAAGGCTAATATGCTAATCGATATAATAGGTCCACACGTATGTGTGTGGGAAATAAAGGATGGAGATGATCCTTATGAGAGCATAAGAGATAGGCTCGGGGATAAAGCCTCGTATCTGGATGGAGAGGATATTATCGTAGAAAATTATGATTATGATGAGGAGGGCGAAGAGGATGGGGAGATCGACTGAATATTACAGAACACATCCGGAAGCCAGAAAGAAGAAGGCTGAGACGGATAAGAAGATCAACGCCAGACCTGAGCAGAAAGCCAAGAGACGGGAGTTGGGTCGCAAGAACTACAAGACCGATAAGCTAAAGGGTAAGGCTTATCGGAAGGGGAAGGATCTATGCCATACGGCTAAGGGGTTAAAATATAAATCAAGATCAGCTAACAGAGGATCTAAATCCGATACGGCTGGCGATAGAAACGCAAGAGGATGAGTGAGGATAGGATATGGAGGTCATCCAAGGAGATTATCATGGATGCCTATGAGAGGATAAGAAAGTATCAGTCGGGAGAGCTTCTCCCGGCTCGTACTGGATACGCTTATCTTGACAAGGCGTTACTGGGCGGGTTCTACCCACAACATGCG